AGCCGGAAAAGCCCGGAATATCAAGGAAAAACAGCTCAAAAACTCGCGCAATACGGTCTCAAAGCTGCGAGACGTGCTCCCCAGTTCTCGAAGCGTTGAGTTTTCAAGAAAAGCCAGAAACCGCAATGGTTTCTGGCTTTTTTCTTTTGATAAACTCTGATATAACCGAGCAAAGAAAAACATAAAAAATCGGGGTTCATTTGAGGTGCATGGCTCTTAAAATCAAGTTTTGTGGTTCATGCTGTGGTTCATTTTTTGCTTTCGTTCCCTGCTGCGTGTGTCGAGCCATTCGGCGTTGCCGGGGATTTGCAAGAATGCCTTGAAGCATTCCAGCGTCGCTGCTGCCAGATTGTCGCGGGCCGTATTCGGAATGGAATCGACGTTTATTCTAATGCCTGCATCATTGCTTTGCATATATCCTCCTCATGTTTCCTTGGCCATGCACCCGCTCCTATTCTACCGTAATATAGGAAAAACCGCTATGCTGGATTGCCCAACATAGCGGTTTCATTTTCTATAACAAAATCCGTTATAACCTAACGATTCCATGAAAAATGAGAAAATACTTGTTATATTTTCTCGTAAAGGAGCATGGCTATGATTAGGATTTTACTGTCCACGCGCCTCGGCGAAAGGCGCTGGACGCAGGCTGATCTCGCTCGCGCAACTGGCATACGTCCGTCTACCATCAACGACTACTACCACGAATTCGCCGAGCGCGTCAACCTTGAGCATCTGGATTTGATATGCGAAGCGCTGGACTGCGATCTCGAAGATCTGATTATCCGCATACCGAACAGTGAGCCGCGGGTACGGACACGGACCGGCTTTGAATTACATACCAAACGCTGACTTGCTCCCCAAAGCCCGGACGCTTACCATGCGTCCGGGCTTTCTCCTTTTGCGGGAATCGTATAGACCTCTATGGCGTTCCTCCCTAAATTTCTGTTCCGTCTGGCAAAATGAAGCTGATCTTCACGCTGCATCCCAGGGCGCTTGCCAGCGACTCAATATCCTTTTCCGTGAAGTTGCCGCGAGTCATCTTATTCGACAGGTTCTGGCGCGTCTGCCCGGACGCTTCGGCTAATTCGCCCATCGTCATATTTTGCCGTTTCATAATTAGGCGCAGCTTCTCTGCAACTGAAATATCCATACTATCGCCTCCTGTCATCACTATACACGATTCTGTGTCGATTGTCAAAAACTTTTTTGCAAATTTCACGATAAAATGTAAATTATATATTGACAAATGACACGAATTAGTGTAATATAAGCATGTAAGGCAAAGCCGAACAGCTTTTTGAAAGGAGCGAGGTGAATGAACGACGTGAACGTCACCGAGGCGTTGCTGAAAGCAATCCTCGAACTCATCGAGAAGTGCGAAACGCTCGAAGAACTCCGCGAAAGCGTCAAGCGCATCATGGATGAGTAAATAAAAAGAGTAGCGGCCCCTTCCACAGACCCGCTACTCAAACACCCCAAAAGGTGAGCCGGGAGCCTTACCCCGGCCACCTTGATTATAACCGAGTAAGGCAAAAATATCAAGGAGGAACACAAAATGAAATACGCTGACATCAATCGCAGATTTACCGAGATCGTAGCCGAGTGGCTGGCCAAGGGCAACTCCATCAATACCGCTTCCATGAGCGGCAGTCAGGGCGAAACCGCAAAGATCGATCTTACGGACGGCAAAGAGATCGTCCGCATCTTAGTAGACCGCTTCTCTGATTACGCGGCAAACGTTGAGGGCGTCGAGATCATCGTCGGCAAGGCGCTGGATGCCGATGTCCGCCCCAACAACAACGACAACTGGGCGACGCTTTGGAACAACCGGCTCGAAGTCCTCCAGCAGGAACGGTTTTTCAAAATCGGTGAAAACCGCGTAAGCGGTACGCAGTACGGCACCGAGGCCGAGGCGAAGGCCGCTGCAGAACTGCGCCTCAAGCGGTACATCGCTAAGGAGTGTTCTTCCAAAAGCAAAACATTTACCGGTGAGGCCATCGAGATTGCCAAGCGCGTTATCCGCCGCAAGTTTGGGGCCAACCGCATTGCCACGGCCTACGTAATGGTTTTCAAGTATGACAACGCATATTGCGTCAGCTACCGGGACAGAACCTATCGGCTGCGTTGAAAGGGGAAATCCGCACCATGAAGAAGATAACTGCTATGGATTACAAGAGAGCTGCCAGAGACGCCATGAAAAAGACCGTCGGCTTTGCACCCGCCCTAAAGAACATCATCCCTATGGAGGGCGGAGACAACGGCGAGATCGTCACAGACGTTGCTTTCTGCATCGCAGCCACCGGTAAAGGGTACTCTTGGAGAATCGGCGGCGAAGTCGAAAGAGCTGAAGCGTATGACATCCAGCCTCAGAACGCATAAGGGCAAGGAGGAAACCAAATGAAAAGCGTAAAAGTCGAGTGGTGCGAAAACTTCATCCGGGCGCGGTTCACGAAGCATCATCCATTTCCCGGCGGCGGAATTGAGGTCGGCTGTTTCTGGAACATGGCAGAACGCGCTGGGCTGTGGGAACGTGGAACTTACGGATCGCCGATGAGCATCGCGCTTTCGCACCTTTGCACGGCCGAAACTGTCCTCGACGGAGACGGAAATTACTGCTACACGGTATTCAAGCTGACATAATAGAGTCCCGCCCCGGAGGTTACGAGGGCTGAAAGGGTAAATCATGAATAAAATCCGCCGTAAAAATTTGCAGGCCATCATCGACCGGTTGGAGGAGCTGAAAGGCAGTCTCGAAGATCTTCAGGCCGAGGAAGAAGAATACCGAGACAACATCCCGGAGAATATGCAGGAAAGCGAACGCTATGAAAAGGCCGACGAAGCCTGCGACAATCTTTCCAGCGCCGTGGACAGTCTGGAAGAAGCCATCAGCAGCATCGAAGCTGCTATCGAGTGAAAGGAGCCATCATGGAAGACAAAATCATCATCGACCGCATGGACGCGGAAGAATTTCTCGCAATGCTCATGGACGCTGCCAAGCAGGACAACCCGACCCAGTATTACAGCACCGCCCAGATTATTGAGAACATCGCCAGCGAGTTCAAGAACCTTTGCAAGCTGTAAATCCAAGGCTGTCCTACCGGCGTGACGGGGAGAAAGGAAATGCTATGACCTATCTTGAAATTCTCGGCTGGGCGCGTAAGGGCATTCAGGCCGATAAAGCGAAACATCGCGAGATGCAGGAAAAGGCCCTTGAGGGGCAGGCGCTCGACATCGCAAGACACTGCCAGGAAGTTATTGATGCGCTCGATGTCAAGCTGGCAACTCTCGATGAGATCGAAGACCTGCACAACAGAAAGTGAGGGACAGCATGGAGAATAAGTCCTGGACAGTCACTTATCGCAATCGTGACAACGGCCAGCGGATCACCGCCGCCGTGTTCGCAGTGGATCAGCAGCAGGCACGAGAAAAAGCCAAAGCCGACGGCCGCGAGGCATGGGAAGTTGAAAGTATCGAACCAAACGAGGAAACGCTGGCGCGGATTCTCATTGCCGAATTTGCCAAGAAGCAGAGCGGACACTTCGCGTGTCCCCGCTGCGGGAAGATGACAATGGACGCAGAGAGTGTCACGCGCAATGCCCTCAGCCGCCGTGTCGGCTGCTACATCTGCGATACTTGCGGAACGGTTGAGGCCATCGAAGATTTCGCGCATAAGCAGGATTCGCTCAGCACGTGGGCAATCGTGAGAGAACCGGAACGATGGCACATGCTGAGTTGGATTAGCGACAATATTAAGATTGATGGCCACGAGGGAACGTGGTACATCATTGACGAGGGTGATTTTCAGATTACCCCGGACGTGAACGGCGAGCCACAGACACTTACCGCGCACCTGTTTCTACTCGAAAGCAGAAAGTTCGGCGACGAAGCTGCGTGTCTGATCGTCGATAAGAAAAAGCAGATCGTCATGGAGGATGTCTGGAACGGCCTCGACGATCTGGAAGACGCCGGGTGGGAGCGAATCGAAGAATAGTGTGCCGCGCGAATGAGCATTTCAAGATAAGCGCCTCTGTCGCGTCGCTGCTGGACTTGCAAGTTTAGGCAGCGCAAAGCGACGAGAGAATCAATGGGCAGATATAAAAACGGCGTAGCGAGCCGCCAGAGCCGCGCAAAAAAGAAAACCCCTCACATGACACTTCTGCCATGCGAGGGGTTTGTTCATGTGTTCAGATAAAGGCGCTGTCCACGTTGTCCGATGCGTCCTGCTCCTGGAAGTCGTTTGCCTTGGCGGCTTCAAACGTGATGCCGCCACGCTTGTGGTCGGACTTGACCAGCTCAAAATAGCACTTGCCGCCCGTGATGATGATAACCTGCGCCAGACTGAGCGCGGCTGTCAACCAAGCGGCAGAAGCCATATAGTTGGACTTGATGCACAGGCGCATCAGGTAAATACATTCCTGCGTGATAAGCAAGCCAGACCCGACCAGCAGGAAGCAGACGAGTTTGCTCGTGTCCAGCTTCTTTCTCCTGCGCTTTTTCTGAGCCATCAGATCATGCCGAGCTTCTGCGCGAAGCGGTAAAGAACCGTGACGAGCTGCTCGCGCGTCATCATGTCCTGCCACATGAAGTTCGCGGAGCCGTCGGGCAGCGGTGCGCCACCCTGCACGATGCCGTTGTTGACTGCCCACTGGCGAGCAGCTTCGCTCCAATCGCTGCAGTCATTGTCCTGAAGATCTTTCCGCATTTCGCGGAAAAGCTCTGTGAAGGTTGCTTTGTCCATATCGTCGTCCTCCTTTTCTCCGTTTTCCAACACCATGACCGTATGCCCGGACGATACCAGAATATCGCCCCGGCGCAGGTAGGCGTCAGATGTCAGGTACTTCCGGTCAGTCAGCAATTCAAATTCTCCCGTAGCAGGGAAGCAGCGCATCATGCAGTAGGTCGTGCAGGAATTGCCCTGCTTGCGGTAGGTTTCTTTCAGGGCGTCGACACCAGCGGAAATTGCGCAGAGCATCATAAATGCGCTGCAGTCCGTTTCTACGGGCTTTGCGATCTTGCTCAGAATGAAGTCTACCGCTTCCGCAGCGACGTAGGCTGTGTTGCGACCGTCCTGATCGTACCCGATGTTCTTGTTGCCGACACCAGCTTCGCACGCCTGCGCGGCTAGCTCGGCTTTCCTGCGGTCCTTGAACCGGAGAACGCCGAGCCAGCTTCCAGAGTACCAATACGCGAAGTTTAATTCGCGACCGGTCTGATTGCCGGGTTTCTGCCCATGCGCGCCGGTTTCGCCGAGCGACGCCTGCCCGATGCGTACGCTCATGTTTCGTCGCCCCCGGAGGTCAAAAGCTCACCGGCGGTGAGGAAACTGTGATTCAGCCAATACACAGCAGCCTCGATCATAGCGTCCAGCTTTGCTTCGTCAACAGCGATGTGACGCTTTTTGAGCCAGTCAAGCACAAATGCTTTCTTCTCATCTCCGCGACCAGAGCCCTTATAAAGCTGCTCTGCGGCAGAAACAGCGACTCTCACCCAGCCTTCAATATCGGTCTGCTGCTGGGCTGTGGTCTTGCTCTTGATGTACGGAATGACAATGACGGTAATGACTGCTGCGATCAGCGCAAATACCGCCTGAATGATGGTGGTAATGTTGTATTCCATGAATCGTGTTCCTCCTTAGTCATACAGGGCGTGAATACCCTGCTTTGTCAAAAAATCCTTCTGCTTATGCTTGATGTTGGCTGCGTAGTTCAGAGCATCGTGCATATCGCCGTTGCAGTTTGCGTCTGGAATGCGCTGTACTGCCTTGGCGGTTGCTTCGCCGAGCGCGATTGCTGCGCCTGTACTCTGCACCATGAGCAGAAAGAAGTCTTTCTGCGCTTCATCCTGCTCTTCGGCGCGCTTATCACGCGCCGCAATTTTCCGTTCCAGTTTCCAGACGATAAAGCCCATGATGGCGGACGGAATCCCCATAGCCGCGACAAACGCGATCAGAAACTCACCAGCGTTGATTGTCATAATCACTTTCACCTCTACTTGCAAAATGCAGGAGAGGCAGACCGTGCCGCCCCTCCTGCTGCGTGTCAGATCTCTACTTCGAGATCCTTCAGGATTTCCTCGACCTGCGGCTTGATGAGAGCCGGCACCTGGTCGAGCGTCTTTTTGCCCTTGACGATCAACGTCGCATACACGATTGCCATATCAGCGACCTCCTTTCCACACAGAATAGTCAAAAGAAAAAGTCGAAGGCGCTTCATACGCCCTCGACCTCATCTTCTTCAAGGATACGCCGGACTTCCTCGCGCAGTCGTTCCGGCACATCATCAAGTGTTTTCAGCCCCTTTCGGATCAGCTCGGCATACACTTTCGCCATATCCATCAACCTCCGATCACAAGCTCATAGACGTCACAGAGCGCAAGCTGCGCCTGCGTGATCTGTGCGGACAGTCCTTCATTGACGCTTTGCAGGTCGCTTACCTGCTGTTTCAGCTTCGGAATGGTCTCCTTTTCGGCTTCGGCCAGCTTCGCCTGCGCGAAATAGCCGTCGAAGCTGCCGAGAATATCATCATAGATCCCGTCATAGAATGGCAGTTCCAGATAATACTCATCGTACTCGAAGCCGGAGATCGTCAACTCGCCCTGCGTTTCCGAGAACGGAGCTACGTTCTCATAGAACCGCACAAGGCAGTAGCCGGGCTTGTCAGGCTGCTCCTCCAGCGAGAACGCATTTGCCGGCGCATTGTCGCCTCTTACTTTCATTTCGCACAACCTCCTTCAAGATTCGTACCCCGATGGGGTCAACATACTTTTTCCGCACCGCAACGGCGTTGCAATGCTTGAGCTGGCCGATCCGGCTCAAAAGCCCCGATGCCGTCCGATACGCGATCCGCTGGTGACGCTCGATCTTCTTGCGCACCTTACGGCATTGGCGCGTAAAGCGCAGGAAGTTTTTTCGGCGCATGGTAGTATAATCGCGGTAAAAGCGATACCCGACGTAATCCAGCGGCCGCGCTTTCAACGGGAACACCTGCCAGTTGCCCTTCATCTGCAGCCGCAGCCGCTTTTGCAGATACTCGGCAATCGCTTTCCGCGCACGGTGCAGCTTCTTTTTGTTCGGGCCAAAGAGGACAATATCATCCATGTATCGCACGCTGTACTTCACACCGTCGAGCGTCGTAATGTAACGGTCGAGCGGCTCAAGATAGAAATTTGCGAGCCACTGGCAGATGAAAAAGCCAATGGCCAGCCCCTGTTCGCAGGTTTGCAGGATCTCCCACGTCAGCTTTAGATACTTCTTGTCCTTAATCTTGTGCGCCAGCATCCAGATCAGCTTGCGGCGGTCGACAGAATGGTAGAAGTGGTGAACGTCCATTTTGCAGACGTACCGGCTTCCTTTTTTGTCGTGGTGAATGACACGCTTGCAGCGCCGAAGCGCGTGCTTTCCGCCGCGTCCCGGTACTGATGCGCAGCACCAGTAATTCATCCCGCGCAGGAAGACCGGCGCCGCCGCCAAGACCATCAACGTGTGGACAATGCCGTCGGGGAAGAACGGAACGTATTCGATCTCTCTCCACTTTCGGCTGCTGTTGTCGAAGATCTTGCGCTTCTTCGGCTGGGCTGGGGCGAAAGTCTGCGTCTGCAGAAGATCATAGACGCGGTCCGTGTAGCCGTCCACGTCGGCCAGCACCCGTCTTACGTCGCGCCGATCGTGTTTGTCTTTCGCGCCAAACACAATGGCTTCACGGATGTGTTCTTTGTCACACATCCATTCATACAGGAATCCTTTTCTTTTTGGCATTTGCCTCGCTCCTTGTTTGCCATCGGGGTCTTTCCAGATACCTTTCGGCCGTACTAAAGCCCGTCCTGTAGCGGCAATATTTTCACCAAGCGGTGTGGGAGAGCCTGCGCAAAGAAATGGAGCATACAAACAAGTAGGCGCGCGCCGATGTTCGAGTTCGCGTTGGACGAATTGTAGTTGCCATTGAAAAAGAACAGGCCGCAGTTCGCAGCATCATTCCTGTAGTAGCCGCCGACGCAGAGAACACACCAGCCAGAATTCGAGTTCACGAGAAGCCCAAAGCACCGCACAAGCTGCGCAGACAATCCCGTCGAGAATTATACTGTCTATGCGCTGGGAAGGTCTGAAAACGGGAGAAAATAACGAAATGCGTTATTTTGAAAAAATATACGCGCCGCGCTTCGCGCGGATATATAGAGAATGGCGCTGCCGCGCCAGGGCGTAAGACGTGCCGCTCTGAAAGCGGAAGCCCACGGGGGCTGCGGCCCCCGGTCCCCCATTAGGGGACGTAAAGGAGGCGCGCGCCGATGCTCGAGTTCGCGCCGGACGAATAGTAGTAGCCATCGAAAAAGAACAGGCCGCAGTACGCAGCATCATTCCCGTAGCAGCCGCCGACGCAGAGAACACACCAGCCAGAATTCGAGTTCACGTAGTCTGGCACGTAGGTCGTGCCGCTGCCACCGGTTCCCGTCGGAATAAATGCCCATGGGAGGGCCGTGCAGTTTCCGAGCGTTTTGATATTGCCGCTGCTCGGCAGGCTGAGCCCAGCCGCCGTGTAGTTGGTGGACGTATCGTCTGCGTACTTCGACGGATCGGTGCAGATATAAGCCGCGCGGTTGTTGAAGTTGATGCCGTCAATCCAGTCATAGACATTGCCCCACGGGTTTTCAATGCCGCGATACTGTACGCCGCCATAGCCTGTCCTGGCGGAAGCGACCGTGCCGGTGTGGTAGGTCATGCTGTCCGTCGTACCCGTCTTCTGCAGCGAGGAATTGCCGACAATACCGTTGCCGATTTTGCTCTGGCTGTCCCAGTTTGCATACTCGACGAGATAGAGCAGCCAGACCGCGCACCACGACGCATAATCGTACTGCTGCCACTTGCTGCCCTTTTTCCGGGAGTTTGTGCGGGCTGTGGCGCGTGTCATGCTCGTCAGCGGATTCGCGCCGGACTTGGAGTAATAACTTGCGATGGTGTTGTACCTGCCAACATAGCGGCCAGAGCCGGGGTGCTTTGCAAAGCCTGTGAACGGAGCGTTTGCAACGTAGTAATAGATTTTGCTTTGGCTGCTGTTATAGACGATCTTGTAGTAAAACTCAGGGATAAAGACCATCGTATCGTAGGACGTGCGGGAGAATCCGGACTGTCCCTTTTTGTACGACACCGCGCCGTTGATGATGTTGTATTCCTCCATGCCTTGCCACGGCATGAATGCGTCGAATGGAGAGCTGCCAGCGCCTGTGCCGATGGCAGCGCTCGGCTCCGAGGACACGGCGGCATTGACATAGCCGTTCGGGTCGTTGCTCGGCGTCAGGCGGGAAAGAGCCGGGGAGGAGTTGCTGTACGTCCAGCAGACGCCGAAGATTGTCACGAACACGCACGACACGGTGCAGGTCTTGCTTGCCGGCGCGTTGTAGTTCGTGTCGCTGGCAACGGAAACCGTGATCGTAACCGTGCCGGAGTTTTCATCGACGCTGTGGACGGTCACAATATTTCCCGAAATGGAAACACTGGCAATGTCGGGGCGGTTGGACACGGCTGTGATTGTTCCTGTACCAAGCCGTGTGACCGTGAAAGAATCTGTCAGCTTTCCGTCTTCCAGCTTGATTGAAGTCTTGCTGAGCATCAGTGAGCCATCTGCCTTGCCGATCTTCCACGATACGGTTTTCGGCGCGGTCGAGCCGTCTGCCCACTGATAGAGGGCCGTGTCTTTCAGCGTAAACTTCGCGCTGTAATTGCCGGCGTTCGTGCCGCTGGTCGTGCCGCCGAGCGTCATTTTCGTCGTATCGTAGTTGTACCATGCCGGGCTTTGCGAGCTGCCTGAATAGGTCAGGCTTCCGCTCTGGCTCGGCACGGTCACATTCGTCTTGGTGACTGTGATCGCCTGTGTTGCAGTGCAGGATACGCCGCCCTCCGTGTATCGGATGGTGACGCTGGTGCGACCTGCTTCCAGACCGCCGCTTGGCTCGACCGATACGCCTGTTGCAATCAGCGTGGCGCCGTTGGAATACGTCGCCTTGACAACCATGCCAGCCGTCGAGAACTGCTCACCAGCCTTGTAGGCGGTCTTCGTAGGCGGCGTTGTGATCTCGATGGACGCGAGCTTGATGCCGCCACCGCTTCCGCCGATCATCTGAAATACCTTGCTCATTGTGCGACCTCCGCTCTGAAAATGTTTACCGAGATTGCGCTTGTCGGCGTATCGGTGCAGGTGAACGGCATTTTTCCGTTCTCGGTGATGTCTCCCACTTTCACGCCAGCGTCGCCCCACGCCGTAAGGCTGTCGGCCGTCGGCGTCACGATATAGGCATACTCGGCGTCGAGGAAGCGCGCATCTTCCAGCGTCTGTGCAAGGTTCGACCATCCTGCGACAGAAAGTGTGAGCGTGAACGCGATGCCCTTGCCGGCTTTTTTTGCAAACAGGTCAGCGTGGGCCTGCGCAGCGGTGTTGTGCGCGGTAACTGCGGACGAACCAGCGCCTTTCGATTCAAAGTTGCTGGAATCTTTGAACGCGGCTGTTCCGAGATCCGCAAGCCACTTCATAATGCGACCGAGAAGGACTTTCATTTCCAGACCGGATTCGAGCTGCGTTCGCGTTGCGGACTGCGTGAAGGTGGGTTTCAGCGTGCCGCCGTCGCCGTCCGTATTCAGTTTCGCATCGAACAGGGCTTTGTGTGCGGCCTCGGACTCGTTGTGATTCTTGACGGCGTCTTTTTCTTCCGCTCCGACCATCTCTGCGGTATAGTCACCGTTTTTCGGGACGACCGCACCGGAACGGCTATTGAACGAAGTCACGCCGCCCGCAGGGCCGAGCAGGCTGACCGGTTCTGGGTTCGGAAGACCGCCGTCGTTCGTCCAGCTCAGAATACCGGCTTCGGTCACGTGCGGCGTAAAGATTACGCCGGGTTCGCCCTGTGTGCCGCGCGATGGATACCCCGAATCGACGAACGCGCCCTGTGCGCCATCCCACACGTACCAGTTTTCATTTGTGCCGATATAACAGGCTCTGCCCGCAGCCGACACCAGCGCAGACGCAGCGGCGCTGATAAGCTCAACTTCGGCATCGGTGAGCGTTTCAGCAAGGGTGCTGATCGGAACACGGCGAACCTTGCCGCCAATCGATGCGAGGATAAAGTCGGCAATCGCCGCAGAAGCGGCAATCGGCTTGGAATTTACGTTTTCTACTGCCATACGATCACCCCTTACAATTCCGTGACGAGCGCCTGCGGCATGATCGCGGCGTTCTTTCGGTCTTCCGTGATGGCGTTGATCTCGCGCATGACGAGGTTCGTGAAAGAGAGATCCGCTGTGACGATGCCCATGTGCGACAGCAGCCGCAGGCAGTAGATGAACAGCGCATCTTTGACGCGCTGACAGCCGCAGCGTTCGTTCTGCTCGAAGATCGTTTTCACCCACGCGAGCTTTTCATCGGTCGACAGCGCCATCAGGGTTTTGCGCGTGAAGAACGCACCGACCGCCGCGGAGAAATAATCGTATGCGACCACGTTGGAAAGGCCGATGGCGGCGTATTCTGCCTTGACGCACTTTGCGGCTTTTTCGGGCGCGATCTCGCCAGCGTACATTCGCTTGTTGTAGCAGACGATAATCATGTTGAGCGCGTCGACGAGTTTGTCGATGCTGCCGCCGATTGCCGCTCGCAGTTCGCTTCGCTGCTCGACGGAGACAGTATCCGTCTGCAAGGCGATTGCGAGGTTCGCCGCAGCGATTTCGTATTTACTTGCAATTTCCAAAGGGCTACCTCCTTACTTTGATACGGCTGTACAGTTTGTCCCGCAATAGCCGCAGGACGTCTGGCACGAGGTCGTGCAGCCGGCAGAGCAGAGACCAAGGCACGAGCCGACGCAGCCAGTGTTGCCGCAGGTCACTGTGCAGGACGATTTGCAGCCGCCAGAACAGCTGCTGGAACAGCCGCCAGAGCAGGAACCGGAGCAACCAGAGCAGCTACCATCACAGGAGCCAGAGCAGCCGCCCGTGCAGTTGCCGCCGCAGCCGTAACAGCCGCCAGAGCAGGAACCTTCGCAGGTGTTCGCACAGCCGCTTCCGCAGCCCGTGCAGGAACCTTGACATTCTCCGGAGCACGTCGTTTCGCAGCCGCCTGTGCAGTCTCCAGAACAGCCGGTGTAGCAAGCTCCCGTGCAGGACGTTTCACAGTCACCCCGCGTCTTGTCCGTCATGGGGCGTGTTTCAAAGAGCGTCAACGCCGCTTCAAACTCGGTGATGTCCTCGTCAAACACGATTCTGCGGCCGTCAAGGCTCGGCACTTTCTCGCTGTGGATCTTCGACAGCGGAAGCGCCAGCTTCTCATAATGCTCCACGTCGACGGTGTGATCTTCGGTGGGGCTGTTCGTGTATTCGTATTTTTCGCCGCCGTATTCCGCAACAGATCCGGTATGGCAGCGCCGCAGGCACTCGGCCTTGACACGCGCTTTCAATTCGGCGAAGCGTTCGGCCTCGATATATGCCATACTCAGCCCTCCTTGGAGATTGATTTGAGCATTGACAGCTCTGCATAGGGGATGATTTCAAGCGCCCATGCGTCCGGAATATCCAACCGGTAACGTGCGGTGTCGCCGCGTTTTCGGTACAGATTGTTCCAGTAGTAGGCGTTCGCCAGGACGCGGGCCTTGTGCATCGGGCAGATGTACGTCACGCGCTTATCCGGAGTCCCTGTGCATTGGTAGTTGTACGCGCTGCACCAAGAGCAGCCGGACGCGATCGGGCACGCAAAGCATTCGTCGGTGGACTGGCTGCGCCGCGTGACTGCGGCCATTTCTGCCACCCGCGCCCGATGTTCCGGAAGAACGTTGATGCCGTGTTCCAGATCGCCGATGGTATAGGGCCGTTGCTCATGGCCGAGGGAGGTTCCCATGTAGCGCAGGCACGGGAAGAACAGGCCATCGCAGTCAACCGCCAGCATAAGCCCCGTACCGCCGCACCAGTTCTGATTATCGTCCTCCGGAAGCGGATGGCCGATGCTTTCGCTGAAGATCGACAGATACGGCTGCTCATCCGAGAGCAGGACAAAATCGGCGAGCCGTTTGAGCTGTGTGTAGAGTGTAGCCGCATGGTCGAGCGTCCAGCCCTTTTCGTAAACGCAGTTCAGATTGATTGCCCGATACCCCGCGTCCAGCAGACCGATTACTGCGTGGTACAGATAATCGACGTTGCCGGGAGCAATCGTCATCTTCGAGCCAAGGGCGTTTCCCTTGGTCATGTAATCCTTCGCGGCCGCGATAGCAAGATCATAGCTGCCAGAGCCGTCCGGGAAGACGCGGCAGGAATCGTGGAGCTGCTTATCTCCGTCAATGCTGATGGAGAGCGACAGGTGCTTTGCCCACTTATCCAAAAACCGCTGTACCTCCGGGCGGAAGTACAGCGTTCCGTTTGTGGACATCGACGCTTTCCAGCGCGTCGCCCATGGATGATGCAGGCGGAAGGTCTGCGCCACGAAGTAGTCGAGAATCTGGTCGATCAGCTCGACTTCCAGCAGCGGCTCACCGCCGATAAAGTCAAGAACGACCCCGGCAACCTCCGTGGACGTGATGTACTGATTTGTCCGCTCGTCTGCGGCGAGCAGCATATCGACGGCGGCCTTGGCGGTTTCAAGCGACATCTTCCGGTGCGTCTTGCAGCCCTGATAGCAGTAGCTGCAGCGCAGGTTGCAGTCTTCCGTCACCTGAAATGTAATGCACTTGGAGTGCGGCGAGTTGATGCCAAGCTGGATACCCGGCATAGGGAAAAGCCGCGCCAGCATATCGGTGAAGGTTTCCTGCGGCCTAGTCATCGGTCTGCTCCCGCGGCGTCACCGTCACCGTGGCGGTCGAGAAATCAAGCACCCAGTCAACCGCTGCATTGCCGACGGCAGGAATGATAAACTCGCGTTCCAGCGTCGCTTTTGCGATCTCGTATTCCTTGCTCTTGCCGAGGTAGTCCTTCATCCATGCGTTGTATGCGTCGGTGTCCTTCAAGCCCTGCTTTGCCGCCATGAGCAGCAGCTCCTGAATGGAATTACGGTCATAATGCAGGGATTCGATGTAATTGGACAGTTCGGCTTCGATCTGAATTTTCATGCGCGTATCCTCCTAAAATCAAGAATAAGCAACCGGAACATGCGTCCACTCCGTACCGTTGTGGTATTTCAAGCCGCCAGTGACGGGCGTCGGGTCGATCCAGAAGAGATTCGTCTGTGTCGGCGGTGTGCTGCCCGTGACAAACATGGCCAAGCTGGACAACTTCATAAAGACAGGGGCGGAATCAGGCCCCTGCGCCAGAAGCGAAACCTCCGATGGTGCCGAGACCTGCCCAAGCGATTTCTCACCGTCCGCGAAAACGATGCAGTTCTTCGTCCACTCGTTGCGGCCAGTACCACCGCGCTGCACAATGACCGTGCCATCGTTGATGTCATTTGCGTTGTGCGAGTGCTTCGACGCAGCGGCGCCAATATCGGCGGCTTTTACCTTATGCGGATTGTTGAAGTTGGAAAGGTGCGATTTCAGCAGCGACAGCGCCTTTGCAATCTTTCCGAGGATAGAACCCATCTTCTCACCGGAGGCAATGTCGGACAGCTCGTTTGCCGCGACAAAGGTCGGCGTCTGATCGATCAGGGCTTTGTTCTCCACATTGCCGAGGCCGATCTGCTCCTTGGTGACCTTGTGCGGATTGTTATGGTCGTTCTTGTGATTGTTCAGCTCCGAAACGGTTGCGTAGACCAACGTTTCGCCGAGCGCCGCAGACACGTTTTCGGCCTCACTGACGAACACCACAAAGTCGTACTGCGATGCAAGCAGGCGCTCGACGTTGGGGTTGATATAGTCGGCTTTCTCGACCTCTGTTTCCTCCCAGATGCAATAGCAGAGTTCCTTCGTGGAATCGTCGGGGTCCTCGACGTAAATGCCAATTTCGGTTGCCCAGAAGCCGGTGATCTCCAGCTCGACATTCTTGAACGACACAGACAGTGTGACGTACTTCTCGCTGCGCGTCGCAGAAGCAATTTTCAGAGAGAGCAACGGGTTCTTCAGATCGTTCGCGCCGTCACCCGGCGTACCGTTGCCGTATTTGATGCGTGTGAATTTGATCGCGTCGCCCATGAGCCCGCGAAGCATGACGTTGTACCCATCCGGGGTCAACCAGTGTGTCATACCGTTGCCTCCTTATCCATCATAATCAGACCGCCGTCCCAGTCGCACAGGGCGTTCCCGGCTTCGTCGCCCATGATGTCAATGTCCGTATTGACCTCGCCCGTGGTGAGCTTGAATTTCTTCGTGACGCTCATAACCGCGCCGAAGTACAGAATCAGCTCACGGACGGAAATTGCACGAATACTGTCCAGCACCGCGCTCTTACGGCTGACAACTTCGAGGATCTGCAGGAACGTGCGGATATTGTCGTTGACCTGTCTGATGTCAACGTCAAAGATGCGATAGTGATTCGGCTCGCCGCCATATTCAAACCATTCCTGCACCTTACCGGAGCCGAACGAAGTGGACAACGCCAGCTCAACGGCGTACTTCGTGCCGAGGTGACGGCGAACGTGCCAGGACTCGCGGAACGTGGCGCGCTTCTGCTCAATATCCCAGTCGTTGTCCCACCAGCTTACGCCGAAGTCGTGCGCAAGCTGGTCGAGAAGATCTTCTGACAGAGTGTCGATGTGCTGATAGAGCATATTCTGCTCAATCTCGGCTGGCCGCGCCGTCAGGATCTCCGCGACGCCGGTTGCGAGCGCGAGCATTTTTTCATCCTGCCGCAGCACATCGGGGAGGACGTTCAGCAGGTTCTCAACCGTGAGGCCGTACTGCTCATTCATCCTCGTAGCCTCCGTTCACGATTGTTTTCGTTCCCAGCTTTGCAATCTGCGGCGCGGCGTTGTTTTTGCCGCCCTCCAGCACCTTGTAGGCCGGGGAGCGCAGCACGATCCGCTTGACGCCCGTGTGGAACAGGAGGTCGCGCAGCTTATCCGGGTTAATATCGCGGCCGAGCTTGCCGGACTGCCAAGCGATGTATTCCTCGACGGCTGCGTCTACGGCTTCCTGAATCGCCGCACCGGAGAGCGTCGTGTCGGTGGGGACATAGTAGGTGAAGTCGATATTGTACGAAACGAGGCCGGGGTCTTTGACGCTGACATAATCGGCCAGCGGCCGCACCTTGCTTTCGTTACAGGCGGCAAGGACGGCGTTCTTGATCTCCGTCGTGGCAATCGTTCCGTCGTTCATCAGGACATAAATATCGACGTGCCCGGCACCGTCAAAGGTGAGCGACACGTCGATCTGGCTCGCGCTTGCCAGCGCGCCGTCTGCGGCGATTGCAACTTGCAGCAGACCGTTTTCGTAGGTGACGGTATAATCTGTGTCGGCGCTCGCAGCCGTGCTGCTGCCCTTGGCGTAGACCGCCAGAGAGGACAGGTCGATGGTGTCGCCGCCCCAAAAAGCGTACTTGGCGCCGCCTTTCGTATAGAGATCAAGCGTCACTTTCTTTACGACAGCCGGGCGAACGGCCTGTACGTCAGCAATCTCCGTAGATACGGATTTCGCGTGGTAGATGTAGGAGCCAACCGCGCCGGCCGTCGAAAACGCGAACATGGATTCGCGCATCAGCTCGTAGAATTCTTCGTCGCTGGCAATCTCCGAACCGTCGTC